CCGCGCGTGTCGAACGACATGCTTCGATAAAATCCCTAAGATCGGGATTCCCTTGAAACATCTCCAATGCGAGATCCAGAGGGACTCTGTCACTAGCATCTTTGAGATCGATCGTTGCTAATCGACCATCGAACGACGAACTCATCGCCAAGCTCTGGTTCCTAGACTGGTCACGGAAGTTAATGTGACCTCTAGTAATCCAGTATGATTCGATACGAGAGTATAACTCCCGGCGAATCCCTTGTTGCGCAAACTGAAGGCAACAGGGCTCTATTGCGATGATTCTGGGTCCTTTGAGCGTTTTGGGGACAGGAGTAACCCTGACGGGTTGTTCCATATCCTCAAACACCATCTCGACAAGCTCGAGCTCACTCCCACGAAAAGGAAGCTCCCCACAAGAAATAGGGTAGCCACTATCAATGAGAGGTAGATAAGGCTCGAGCCGATGGTGCCAACGCTTCCAAACGAACTTCTGATTTCCAGAAGCTCGTTCGGCAGTGGCGCCGGGTCCATGCCTAGGAAGTAACGAGTCCAAGCGTATAGTACGCAGGACGTTACCCCAAAGCATAGAGCAAACAAGGTAAAACTTCTCTTGTTGCTCTCTCGGCAACGCGAACATCTCAAAGGAGTGTTCAGTAGCGATGAAATTCTCCAGAGCCGCGCGCTCCCTCTCGGGGGTGCACGGTAGCTCCACTTTCTTGAAGCTAAGGCAAATTTGCCGTATAGCTCCAACAAGAGAAGCGATAGTATCTGGGGAATTAGTAATTTCAACATCGTTAATCCTTCCTGTCTCTTTGTCAAAAATGCGACCGAGCATACCTTGCAAAAAAGCAGGGATTGCTCCACTCTTCCTGAAACATCGGAAGAGTGTTGGGTCGATCCTCCTTTGCTCCAGACAACTTTCAAAGTCTGATGCAAAAGAAGGTAGGGTAATCGTTAAAAACGAGATGCCCTCATCATTGACACGTGACCTTATAGTCTTTAGGTCACGATGAGAGACCTCAGCGACACACGCGTCACACGCATCTTTATAGACGGTGTACGCGACTTCCAGCCAGTCACTTGTGTGGCTTTTCATGTTGCCCACCTCAACGGTAGGTCGACATCCAGCTACACATTATCCTTCCTCTGAGAAGAGGCAGACGATCCCCGACCACGTTTGGCCTTGGGCGTCTTTTTCTTCGGAGGAGTTGGGGCAGAAAGCAATCGACTAGCATCGACAAGTTCTTTATCGGTGCCGTTGACGCTGTGCCCTGTTAGGTCTGCGAGAGCTTCAGCAAGACTGCTGATAGTGCTCTGCAGAACCCTAGCATGGGGTCCTTGTGCATTCGAGATACCGACGATTTTATCGACGTTTACCCCGGAAGCCTCGAGGACACCAATAGCATCTGAAGTTGCACGAGCTGCTTTTAGTAGCTTTTGCAATTTAATCATTTGCATCTCCTTCATTTGAAAGACAAAGCCCACTATACCATTTCTTACGCCAGAAGTTGAGACCGAGACAGAACTCATTCACTTGGTCGAGTAGATATAAAACCTCTACTTGATCGTATGATTGAGGCTGTTTCTCGAACTCATAATCTAAGCCATAGAGTAGGTATGGTTGGACCTTACATAGTTGGCCTGAACCTTGACGGAATCTCGCATCTGGACGAAGTTCGCCAGAAACGAAAAACCTATATCCTTCGCGAACGAACTGTTCGCGCTGGACAACTCAAGATTCCTGACCAAATAGTTTGTCCACCATCGTGGAATTTAACCAGCTCTGAAAGCCGGTAACCATTTGCTGCGTCTGCGTAGAAGTAAAACCGGCAGCTGGCCGGTCAATCTGCGTAGACACGACGAGGGTCTCGAAATCATTGACAGACGTCAATGGATCCGCGACCACGGCGCGCTGGGTGAACGTCACCAAACTCTTGATGCGAGACTTTTTGTCTTTCTTCACCGAGGTATGGCGAACATCCAAAGTAAAGGTTTGGTCCGAGAGCTGATAGATGGCATGACTGCCATCCGTCAAGATCTTCGGCATCACCTTTGCTACAGCATTTACAGTGATCGTCTGTGGATCGGATAACATGTAGTTGACCTCCTGAAAGTTGGAGAAGTTAACCGTGATGAACTCTGATCTTTCTCAAGGATCAAAGGGGACTATGCACCACGGGAGATATACCCAGATCCCGACCGGCTTATGCCGATCGCTCCGAGTATTGCCCATTGCTTTGGCGATAAAGATTGCCAAGGCGCGTTGAACCCATAAGGACTGTCTGCAAGTTTGCGCTGTTTCATGTGCAAGCTACGCTGGAATTGCAACGTAACCGGGCCAGAGTAGAAGTTAAGTAACGAGGTCTTCGTCATAACTTTCTCGCTGGTCTCCATAACGTACAGACCTCTGGAGGTGATCCCGTCTTGAACGAAATCGTCAAGACGCTGAACATAGGATCCTAGACCGGTAAACCAGTCTACGAGCCAACTCCAGGGCGTTATCTTGTAGATGAGAGTCGGAGTGATATTCAAGCCATACAAAGTAATTCTACGACGTATGGCATTCATTAAGTCGAACGACTTTTGATCGAACAACCGAATATCAAATTCCGGGCGGTAATACTTGAACTGGCCAGTAGCCCAGACCTTTCTTTTGGTTATAGATTGGAATAGGCAAAAGCCGCGTTGAGTAGCACCTCCAAGTGTCATCGGAGCACACATGCTGAAGCCGAGCGGATCCCTCATCTCTGATGAGGGGATAGTTCCGCTATCGACTCCAGACATAGCCTCTGCCGACACATCCTCACTCTCTTCTAATAACTTGCGCCTTTTCACCCAGACACCATTATCTCTAACGATATTGCTGAGATAGGTGACTGAATTGTTCCAAGTATCGAACAATTTCTGAACATCAGAGAGGAAAGGGACCCAACCGAAATTGTGGTTTAAGAAATGGTCAGCAATCTCTTTTGGTTGCATGACCGGGATGTAAACCCCATCAAGGCCAATATGATGGCCGACCTCACGAAACTCAGTATGTTGAAGTTGAAGAACTTCCCTATACGAGTTATAGTGAGCTCGTGCCGATGTCATTAGTTGGCCAGG